CACCTGTTGTGGTTGTTGCGTTTATAACATGTCTATCTGACAATACGCATGTTGGAATGGGTACGGGTGATGGCATTCTACTAACTCCTTCAAATGGTCTAATCAAAGATTGTGACCAATTGTTTATGGCACTTGCGTTATTTAACATTATAAAAAATATCAATATAAAATTTAATTATTTAATCCTAATAATGGTTGTAATTGAGGATCTCCTCTGATAACATCATATGCTTGTCTTAATGCATATGCTGTTAATGTCGCTACTCCATTGTTTACCAAATTATCAATTACTCTATTTCTAACTTCACCCAGTGAATCTCTGACCTGTGCTAATACTGTACGACTTCTATTATTTTGAACAAAATTTAATAATTCTTGTCTCTCGGTATCAGTAATTGAATTAGGTCCGTTAAACCATTGTCCATCTCTGACATTCAATACTTCATTTGCAGTTATAAAATCAGCATTATTTATTGGAATAGCGATCGAATCTATTAAATGTTCAAAATTTCTTGATCTTGCACGATCTGTACTATTGATTGGATTTTTTAATAACAGTTTGTATGATATAACACAGGTTAACATACCGTCAATGGCCTTTACGCATCTATCTGTCTTATACCAAATGTCTTCCGGTATTAAAATATCCGCTGCATTTGATGCGTTGGTATTTAAATATTCTGATGTCTTAATCCATGTAGACATTCTATTAGCTGTTCTAATTGCTGTACAGTTTAATTTACGTTTAATATTTTCAGTACGTAAATTAGAACCAATTACTGAACTCACGTAATTTAATTGATAAGGTCTAGGTAATGTTTTTTTTATAGCATTTAATGAATGTTCAGATGGTTTTCTAAATTCACTGGATGCATGACCAGTTGTTAAGTTGACATTGGTAGATACTAATTTAACAGTAACCGATGATATTGTAAATTCTTCATATTTAGATACAGCCAATTTCATTACATTTTCCGATAAAAAATCGGTAACTGGTATACGATTCCATAAATCAGTTATTAGAGGTAATGAAATGGGTAATGTATTCAATTTTTCACTTATCAATCTAGATTTTGTAAACGATCTAGACTTCTTGAATGTTGTTATACGTTTAACAGACGGTTTGAAAAACGATCTATTCGTTTTTTTGTATTGTTTTTTCCATCTTGTCAAAAATGGAGGTTTATATTTATATGCTCTTTTTCGTTTAGATTGGAAAAAATTCGTAATTTTTCCGGAACCTCTCTTAGTATACATTATAATTTAAATCAAATAAATATTAATTAGAAACTTCTATTAAAAGCTTCAATGTCGTCTATGTCTAAATCTCTTGCAAATAAACTAATATCCGACATATCCCTAGTCCCTTGGGATCTCTCTTCATCTACTAAGGACTCTATTGGTTCAATTATAGACAATGGAGGTCCAAACAAACACTCTTGATTAAAAAACAATTCCTCATCTTTCACGATAAGACTTAATAGTTTTTCCATATCGTATACTTTAGTATACATTAACGTAAATGCTTTACTATAAACATGTTCTATTAAGTAACGAGGTATACGAAAATTCTTCGTTGTATTTATTAACATTGCATAAAATTCATGAAAACTAATTATTAGCTTATGCATTCTATATACTTCTGGTGTTTTTAATAAATCATCATTGCTAATAAATCCTATTTGGTATGGTGTAAACAATTCTATCTTTATACACTCGTGTTTAAATATTCCTGTTGTATATGACATATTAATATCAATGAATCTTCTCCTTAACGCAAAAAATAATTGTTCGTCATTTATATAATCACCTGGTTTCCTTGATAAAACACATTCATTTAATGTGTAATTCGCAGTAACAAATAAATTATCTACTATTGGATATGATGATCCTCCTTTAACGTCGGCTATAAATGGCCTAAAATCGGCCCATGTTTTAAGTTGATGAAAAAATGTTAAAGAACATTTGGGATGTACTTCATCAATACAAGCTATTGAATTTATTCTATTATCGTATAAATCCCACCATTTGTCTATTTTTTTATCGTATAATATTGATGATTTAGATCCAGGTATACCATCGTTGTAATGTTTAGTGAAAAACATTACAAATCTTGATTTAAATGATCCTGGATGTCCATGTAACCATATACCTCTTGTAGTTGCATGTGGTATAGATGGTTTTTGTTCAAAATCATATATTTTGCGTAATGTGGTATAATATTGTATGCGGACTCTAGGTTCTATTTCGTCCATATTACCACGCTTCGCTAAATTCCAAACATCTTCCCAGTTAATAACTGTTTTTTTGCTCAATACTAAATGGAAAATGTCCATATTCGTATGGACCATATATACGCGTATCTTCTTTTTTACAATAATTATACGAATGTTTTTTATCAAAACATATTTCGAAATGTGCATTAGGCAATTTCGATTTAAGATATGACATCCTTTGTTTAACATTCAGGTAAACAACGTATTGGTAATGATACTTACCAGATTCGGATAATTCGAGTTGTCCGCAATATGCTCTTACATCGATAATTTTTTTAAGTTCTTCGAAATATTTAATAACGTCAACTTCTAAAGGCGCTGTCGTTAAAGATGTATGATCTGTACAAATCCACATTTTTGCACTTCTGGATGTCATTTTATATAAATGGACTTTGCCCATTATATACTTAAATTAATAATATCTGTGATATTATTGGCTAATCCAATCACAAAAGTGTTACGTTGTATCACGTTTTTTTATTGGTTAATTGGGTTAAAAAAGGGTAAACCCTTTTAATTAAAATTTTAGTATTAAAATTTTATTCGCGGCTATAGCGGTGTCCCGCTGTCCCGCGACCCCTAAGGTAATACTAGTGCCCCTATCGGGACACGCCTTAGGGGTCTTATTTCCACCTTTCGGATCTTAATGATTGTTTATGAATAATAGTTGAGAATAGTTAAGAATATATGGGGTTAGTTGGACGGCTCCGCCCCAACGCCGCTCCGCGGCACCCCAAAACATAACCCAAACCCCCCAAACCCCATCAAACCCGCTCCGCGGCACCCCGTTTAAGGGTATGGTTGGGTCATTAATAATTTAATAATTTAATAATCAATTTTTAATTACAGATCTTCCATTAATCTGGATAACCCAGGCATGTTCGGCAAGTAACTAGAATTTGTAGAAACTGAACTCACTGAATTCAATATTGAAGACAATACCTCAGTGTTTGTTGAAGGTCCACTTACCGCATTTGATCCAAGTAATTCGTTATATGCTACAAGTGGGATGTATTCATAATTTATTATATATTCTATTTCAAAAACAGCTCCTGTTGTTAGTCCAGCTCCATATATTACAATTGCTGATGTCGTACTTTCTTCGGATAATGATTTAAAATTAAAATCATCTACATTGTATGGTATCCAGAAAGAAGTACTATCGCTACCAACTTTAACACATGCTGTATTTTGGCCTTCAACTACATTTGAATATGTTGGAAAATTGTAAAAATTTGCCTGTTTTTTACCAAACGTACGACAAATTCTAAATTGTCCTGATCTATTAAGCTCTGTGCCCAGATATCTAATCCGTATTCCGGCTGATGTTACCCTATATTGTTGGGCATATGTTGTTACAGCCGGAACAGGACCAGTAATCCTTAAAGTGTAATTAGCACCTGTTGCAGACTGTGTATGTCCATATGCTGGTAATGTCGAATAAAAATTTATATCGGATGTTGCCGTTGATCTAACTAAAACATATATAACAGATTCATCTGGTAAATTAGATATTTTCTGAGGATCAAAGATTATCGCCATATCACCTGTTGTGGTTGTTGCGTTTATAACATGTCTATCTGACAATACGCATGTTGGAATGGGTACGGGTGATGGCATTCTACTAACTCCTTCAAATGGTCTAATCAAAGATTGTGACCAATTG